TCTATTCTTTCAGGCGTTTTAAATGTACCTTTAGATCGTGTTGTAGATGAGTTAAAATCTATAACAGAGGCTTTAGACGAACGTAATGCAGCGTGGCAACGTATAGCATTAGCTTTAGGTTGGAAAACATGGGATGTCGGTGTTCGTAATGAAGAAGCTGATCTTATTAAAGCAGAAGCTCAAGAGCGCCGCAAAAAAGAAGGTGTAGAAAAAGCTAAAGAAACTCGTCGCAAAAAGAAAGAAAAGAAAAAAGAAGAAGAAAAAAATCTAACACCAGAAGAAAAAAGATATTTAATAGATAAAGAATTAGGGCTAATAGAATGAAATTAGAAGTATTAAGATTTAGTAGTCAAGAAGATTCAACAAACGGAATATTATTTGACATTACAAACGATAAGCGTGAGTTTTTATGTTATACGCTTGAAGATGAGCATAGAGATAATAAAAAATACGGTGAGACCAGGGTGCCTGCAGGTACATATGAAATTACTCTTAGAACAGTAGGTGGCTTTCACGGTAGATATACAAAAAAGTATGGGGAGATGCATAAAGGAATGTTATGGGTTCGTAATGTTCCTAATTTTGAGTATATTCTTATTCACACTGGTAATACTGATGAACATACTGCTGGGTGCTTACTTCTTGGTGATACTCAACAAACAAATTTTGGCTGGAGTGATGGATTCGTTGGTCGCTCTACTATTGCCTATAAAAGAGTTTATCCGAAAATTGCTGCAGCGTTAGTAGCCGGAGAAGAAGTAACCATAAAATATGTGGACTTCGATACAATATAACCATATTTAAAATAAACCAGTTAACGCGTAATTATTTTAAAATACCTGCTTATACCATAAAGACTAAAAAAATAAAGTATAACATGCATTGAAATGAGTATTAAAGAGGTATCAGAAAATACTGTAGTGGGTCTATCGCTGAAAACAATAGCAACGATAGTTGGTGGCGCAGTAATAGTAACACTAGGCTATTTTGATTTAAAGGCAGAAGTAGAGCTAGCTAAAGAATTGCCACCAGCTGAGGTAGGGCGTATGGAATACGATCTTAAAGATCAGTTAGTTCGGGAAACCATTATGAATACTCAAAAGGAGGTTAAAGATATTAAGGCTCAGCTTGATAAAATGGAAGAGCGTTTATTTGAATTAAAATAATATGAAAAATATACTGTTAGTTATAGCGGTAATGATTTCGTTTGCCGCAGATAAAGAACCATGGGGAAATGGTGTAGTGGTTGTTCAATACAATGCGGAGTTTAATAAAGCTAATAGCGTAAAAAATTTACAGCGTATATCTGATGCTAAAATATTTAATGCTTGGATAGATAAAAATCCTGAGCTAGTAAACTCAGGCGCAATTCGTTCAGTACCCACTATTATTTTATATAATGATAATAAAGAAATTCGTAGATGGGAAGCTGGTATTATGATGGAGCTAGATATTACACATCACGAAGTACAAAAATACGTAGACGAACTAACCGGAGCAAATAAATTCTAATGAGAAAACTTTTATTTTTAATAACGTTTTTACCGGTTTTACTGAACGCGCAGTTTAAACCTTTTAAGTACGCTACAGTATATACTAGTGCATTTGCTTCAACACCTGCGCCGGCTAGAACACAGTATTATATTAATCAAATGGGTGAGATAAACGATATTACTGTTGAAAACCCATACGATTATAAAGCTACAATAGGTATTCGTAAAGTTGCTAGATTTGATTACGAAAACCGTCAGAATCGTTTTTACGATGGACAAACAGAACATAGCTTATCCACGTCAGCAAATGTTGGTGCAGTAAAAGGTTTAGAATACTTATTTCAGTTTGATAAAGGACGGCAGCAAGGTCGTGAA